TACCTTGCCCTGCCATATTTTGAACAGATTTAGACAGATAGGCTAGCTGTTCTGGTGTTGCTTCAGTTGTAAGTTCGGCAAGGCGGTCATTCAATGCTTCAACTGCGGTTTTTAATAAAGTTGGTGTAGGCATGATTTTAACTCCATAATTCAATTGTTGATTCAAGATTTTGCTTGGCTTGGTCATTCCAAATCTCGTTTACATCCTCATCAATGGATGTAAGCGCATTGCGTATACGAACTACATCGGAAGACGCAACATTGTCAGGATGTGGTAATTCATAACCGCGTGTAGATACATCATTTGGCATAATACTTTCCTTGTATTGGTCAGGTTATAATGACACGCAAAGCGCGAACTCTAGGGCGATATAAAGGATTGCCCGTTATGGTTAAACGCACTCTCGTATCATTAGCCGTAAAGCCTGTTAAAATATGTGTACGTTCTTCCCATTCATCGCCTACAGGTTTACCAGAATCTAAAGCGACACTTTGCCAATCGCTGTTATCATCCTCTACCTCTACAAGAACATTAGCTAAACCTGGCAGTAACGCTTCGTATGTAATTGTTGCTTTGACGTTTACACCTGCTGGAATTGCACGAGTAACATAATCGGCACTTTCCGACATATTACCAAGTATGGCCTGTAAGCCTGGAAACATAACAGGACTGCGTAAATCTGAACCTCTAAGCACTGCTTTTACATTCACATCACCATTTAGGCGTTCACGTAGAGCTAAAGGCTGATCGTCAGAGATACGAGTTTCAACGCCTTGGTCATCTGTTAATACAATCTCAACATCTGTATCAACGGCTGGCCTTTCAATATTGGCAAGTGCAATCACATCTGAAACGTCGGTAACGTTAATGTTACCAAGATCAATAGTTTTCGTTGTGGCCGTAAATTTTGCACCAAGTAATCTAAATGTTAAATCTCGGTCTTGGTGTGGTGTCCAGGTGCTAGCGTTAGAAGATGAAAGTAAAACACCAACTTGAAACGGTTGAGATGTTACCCACCTTTGAGCAATTGCATCATACTTGCCAAGCTCGGCAATTCTAACGGCTGTATCTGCTGCATCTGTTAAGATAACAAGTGCATATTCTCTACCAGGTTCTAACCAAACAGGCGGCCATGTAATGCGGGTGCTTTGTGCTCCAAGGTTAATATCGTCAGGCTGTATATGTGCTTCTGCGATTACTTCCTGATTGGGAATGCCAACAGTTGTTTCTCTAATTTGAACAACAACTTTTTTGTCTCCTCGATCTGTAAACCAAAGATCAACACCGCCAACATGCCGCCCTAACTGCAAGGTAAATGTTTGCGCCAGTGGGTCAAACCTACGAAGTACAACAGTTGTTTGTTGCTGCTGTACTTCTGTTACTGTGGTTACTCTACGGCGTTCCTCTGTGGTGATAACACCACGCGCGGTATAAGTCGAATCTCCATAACTACCCTGATCTCCGATAAATTGTACTAATTTAGTACCTACTGGAATATTAGGCGGTACAGAAAATTGACCTGTAATTTTGCCGTTTGCATCTGCGACTAATGCCATATCAAAATCTCCTATACTTCAATTGGCGTTACCTCTACGCCGTCAAAGAGCATGGTTTGTAGCTCTTCACCTGGTTCAAAACCTTCAATTTCAAACTGCTGCGGCACTTCACGCATAAATTCTAAATTACGGGTACTAGATGAAAGTACCTCGCTTGATTCGGATTGCTGCACAGACAGCAATACGTTTCTTGTAGTACGTGATTGTACAGTTGTTCTTACACCACCTCCGACAATGGTTGTGCGTGTAAGTGGGCTTGTGAAACGGCTAAACCTACGAGTAATCGGGCTTGACCATGTTGTTTCAATATCTGTCCAACGATCAATAGCTAATTTCAAGCGAACCTTAGCAGGAACAGGCGAAAATGCTTGATAAGGGTTAACTTTCATGTCTCCCGTTCTAAGCTCTTGAGTCAAAATAGGCTCAAGGTCAAAATCTAATGTAAAAGCGTCAACTTCTCTTGCTGCTTCTGCGATTTCTGCGGCAATAGGTAAACTTAACTCACCATCAACAATAGATGCAGTTTGCGGCTCGCCTTGATCTCTCATGTCATCATCAAAAAATGGGTCAACAAAGATTCCCAATTTTGCAGACGGCTCTTGAGAATTAGCATCATTACGCAATCTTTCTTGAGCAACCAGGCTATACAAATCATGGATAGACTCACGCATAGCTTCAATATCACTCATAGGGATAGCGTGAATTGCACTACTTGTTGTTTTCGCTGGTTCATCTGTTAGCCATAACTGTTCAATAAATGCTATGTCGAGCTGGTCATCAGGTGAACGGGGAACCGAAGGGCGCCAGGGATGCGCCAAACCTTTAACTCGTCTTACAGTACCTTCCTGGTCAATGGTAATCAGGTCAAAGCGCGGCATTTTCCACTGATAATCAACTAATATCAATGTGCCTTCAACTGCACCAGAAATTTCAAAACCTGTATCATCTAAATTTACAGGGTCTAATTGCTCACGGTAACGATATGTTACATCATAGCTTGAGCCTGGTGCTGGCTCATTTCCTGCAGGAGACCAATTAACATCACCTGCGGTTAGGCGGTAATCTGCATTAATATCAAAAGTGGTTGCTCCTTGTGTGACTTCTACAATTTCAAGCACTGATTCATCAGGCAATGGGTCAGTAGCACCAGTAAAAGCACCGTGCGTAATAGTAACGCTGCGCTCTGCGGTAATATCAACCCGATTTATTACATGAATAGGGCTATTATTGGTATTAAGGCGCATGACACCACCGTCGCCTGGCTGAAATGTATGCGGCTCTGACTCAATTGTTGCTATGTCTGGGTCTTCAGGAAAACGAACACGCAAGCCATAAGATAATTCAATTTCAAAACCGTTTACATGTGCTTTACCTTCAGCAATAACAAAAATCTGTTCGCTATTATCATTTTCAAGAAATCGGACTTTTAAACCAGATACCACATAAGAACCATTAGAATCTCTATCATATCTAGCTAAACCAGCCGTTATAGCGTCTGATTGGGGAGGTGGAGCCTGAATAATCAAAACACCATTCTCTACATTGTAAACAGGGTAAAACTCGCCGTCTCCATCTGGTGTAATACCTTCTGCTTCAAATCCCCATGTAAGAGTTACTTGTAAACGTGCTGCGCCTGGCTCTTGATAATTACGTGTACCAACGGCGGGGTCACGTAGTCCAGGGTCTTCAAGCTCTGTAACAGTGATTTCTTTGTAATATACACCTATGCGAACGCTTGCATTAGTCGGAACAGTAAAACTTGCATCTCCAACAGTACGAACCGTGCCGCGTAAATATATTTTGCCTGGTTCAATAGTCGTTTCGCCAGTGTCAGGGTCAACAACAATTGCCGCGCCTTCAATTACATCACCGTCACCGAAAAGAGCATCGCCAACGCTACGTAATTTTTGTAATGAATTTTCTTGAATCTCATTTAGCTCAGCCGATTGCAGACCACGCCCAGATAAAAACATAGTACGGTCGTAATTTTTAGATGGGCTATATCTGTTATAATATGTTTGTAATGTCATAGTTATTTTCCTTTTAGAATGTAACTACAAATGAAAAGGTTTCACGAGTTGCCGCCGTTCTTACAAGCGGTACGGTATGCTCAAGTACAAGTAAAATGCCTGGGTCTATAATATCTGCCCCTTGAAAATATTCTTGTCCTGCGGGTAGATTCCCATCAAGCAAAGTGCTAACCATTATTCCAAGCTCGCGTATAATTTCACCTGGCGAATCTTCAAAATCAAAGGTAAAGCGCATATGTAGATTATTTGTAGGTTCTTCAACGGCGGTAAATCTCCCTGTTGGAGTTATTAAATCGCCTTGCTCGTCAGGAACACAAAACACCACTTCGTCAACAACACGTCTTCCAACTTCATTTTGAAGACTTGTAGCGGTAATATCTTCTGGAGGAGTATCTACAATATAATTAACATTTACCATATCGTTTACTCCGATTGCGCCTGTTGGAATACGGGTAATAATTCCTGTTACACTATCAACGGAATAATCAATTGTGGCAGTATAAGTAGTTTGCTCATCTTGGCTTTTAACAACTACATCTTTAATATAAGTTTGCGTTAAATCAATTTGGTCATTGGCAAAAGTAAAATCTCCTGCGCGGTCATCTTCCCAATCGCTATTACCATTGCCCCAGGCGAGATGAATTGGTTGTGATTTTATAGATGCGGCCATTGCTGCGCGGCCTGATTGTGTAAGGATAGCCATAATTTATATCTCTTTTGGTTAAATTGATTTCATAAAAAATCCCGCCTGGGCGAACCATGACGGGATCAATTGACTTAAATTATTGTTACAATTATTGCATTTCTTGGCTATGCACCGTCTCTATATTTGGAGGCATGGCATTCCACGGTTGGTTTAAATGCTGGTAGCCATGCCAGCCATCCATGAAAGTATAAGCACTTTCACACCCTAAAAATTCTTTTTCAATAATAGGTGTTTCTGTTACTCCATCACTTCCCAAGACGTTAGCATAATGCTTGCTGTCACCAGTCACACCGTTAATAGTTTGATCGTCAAACGGTTCTGGATAACCATTTAACCATTGCCTATTGGTTGTGCGTCCAATGACATTATCGGCATCGTTCCAAGGACGGTTTAGGTGCTTGTGATCGTGCCAACCATCAACCCCTAAATATTCGCTTTCCTGTAGCAAATCCCTAAGCATTATCGGGGATTCGTCCGAGGTTACGCTATCTATTATAGCGGCTGCGGTATATTCACTTAACGTAACCGCGCAGTGAATTTCTTGCTCAGTAAATTGTTCTGATTTACTGATTAAAAATCTTGTCCAGGATTCAGCATCAATGTGGTTTGCAGCACCGCCAACCCCAGGATATAAAGGGTTACTCGTTATATCCTTTTCAAGAATTGGTTTTGTGGACGTTCCAATAGCATTATCGACCAAGGCAGTTGTAAAATATTCACTACAACCTTTGCTGCTATGTACAGCTTGCCCGTCAATTTCCACAAATTTACCTTTGCGGAATTTCTCAACAATTTTGTCAATAACATTATCGGTGTTATTCCAAGGTCTATCTAAATGCTGATAGCCATGCCAGCCATCAGCGCCTAAATAATTACCTTTACCAATTATATCTTTTAATATAATCGGCTTGTTAACTGCGTTATCGCCGCCTCGGTCAACTTCATAAAATGCTTCAACATGTGAAATTGCATCATATGTTATCTGATCGGTAAACGGTTCTGGCTCTCCACTTAGAAATCTATCAATGATATTATCAACAATATTTTTTGTATTGTTCCAGGGTCTATCAAGATGTCTATGATCGTGCCAATCGTCAACTCCTAAATAACTACCCTCACCAATTGCACTTTTTATAATGATCGGCTTTGATGAAGGTACGCTATGTTTTCTATCCGACAAGTGAGGCCAAATAATATGCTCATCATACCTTGTTATAAATTCGTAATGTTTACTACCAGCAATAACTTGATCGTTAAATACTTCGCTATTACCCGCATTATGATAGCTCTTAAAGCGTTCATTTAAAGGTACTGGTGTTAACCGCCATATTATTTCTGATAATTTAGCTTCATCATCAAGAATAAAAGTTTGGCCTGTTTCTTCAATTCTGTTAACAGGAAAACAAGAATTTATATTACCTAATACCCAATTGTCAGATAATACCACTTGCGCTTTAGCAAAACGCAAATGTGGCTCAATTTCACCATGAGGCGAAAAAACACCAACTTCATTACCAGCACTATATATACGCCCATAACCACTTTGATGATTTATTACGTGTGAGGCGCTTATACCAAGTAATACTTGATCTAATCTATACACATCCAATAAAACAGCATTGGTATGTAAGTTATGGTCATGTGCATGTATCAGTTTAACCGCAGGAGCAAAAGCATTGAAACTATTGCCTCTACCAAATGACAAAATGGGGCCTTCTTGTGTTAACCTGTTTCCTGAATAATCAGAAAGAAAAGCCCCCCAATCGCTTTGATCTAAAATAAATCTGCGGATGTCATAAGCATCATTATACATCCGTGTTAGCCGCGTGCGAATGGGCGAGGATAACCGCGCTAATTCTATAACAGCATCAATAAATAAATCATTCGGTACATCGCCAGTAATACCAACCTGGAACTCTGCAAAATGCTCGCCTGGTACTTCTTCTTCAACAGATATACCTTCAAGATTCGCCCATGATAAAGCGATTCTTAAAGATTCAGGTGTGCCACGTATACGTTGCCATTGCACACCTTCACGTATAGCTTTGCGTGAGTCAGGTAGCCAGCGTAAAACTTCACCTAGTCCATATTCCCAAATCAACCAGGATAAAAATTGATCGGGAGGTTCGCCAAGTTTAAAACCTTTTATTAATTCTGCGTTTGTCTGATAATTGATCGCCTCCACCAAATGCTTTTCTTCTTTCGTAGCATTAGGGGGAAGTATTAAGGTCATCGATCTCTACCAGCTAAATTTATAGTTAAACTATTCAAGGCAACACAAGCGTTTTCATCCGCAATAATATTTTCAGTTGGCGAAGTAAGTTCAACTCTTTGCACACCATCTAAAAAGAGATGTGAAATTATCCATGAGCGTGTTAAATCCCAGCCTAAGCCTCGTGATTCGTCAAAATCTTTAATAAATGACTGCCTGATCGTTTCTATAATTTGCTCCTGTGTATCATGGTAAATATAAATATCTACTATCACATCAACAGGTAAAATGTCACAAGCAACCACGTCAACCGTATCTGTTAGCACTCTAATATCATCAGCAGTTACAGTATCAGTTACAATTTGTAATAATTCGGCTGAAGGCAAGCCATCACCTTCAGTTGATAATACAGCAACGCGCACCCTGCCAAGTTCAGGAGAATCCGCCCTTGCATCTCGTACTCTTACATCCGCGGATAGCGCATGAAAACGATAATGGGCACGGCTTCCAGCCGTTGACCATCCTATAATTTTTTCCTGGATTCGGCGGCGTAATGCTTCGTCTCCTTCATTTTCCAAACGTTCAACGCCATAAAATGCCGCTAAATGTTCAAGATCATTGCTACCAGCAAAAGCTAATAAATTAGCTCTAGCCGCATCGTTGACCCGTTGCCTTATCAATAATTCACGCCAGGCCGCAACTTCCATTACCTTCATAGCTGGGTCGCTTTCAAGAAGATGTATAAATTCAGGGTCACGAGCTACTAGGTCATCTTTCATTCGTGCCAATATTTCTTCATAATCTAATGTTTCAAGAATATCTGGCGTCTCTAGTGAAGATATGTCTGTAATATTCATACGCTTATACCATCTAACCTTATTGGTTTGCCATCTGGCAAATAAATACCTCTTAGTGATAAAGTTACCTTTCCATTGTCACTAATCGACTCTATTTTTACATTTTCTAATCTAAATCGATGTTCCCATTCTTGCAGTGCTTCAGCAGTTGCCGCGTAAAGCTGAATTGCAAAATCTTCAGTGGTTGGAGTATCAACCAGTTCAAATAATTTTGAACCATATTCGCGCCGCATAACACGACTGCCAACAGGCGTTGTCAAAATATCGATGATAGATTGCTTCAAATGGTCAAGCCCTTCTAATGGCTTGCCTGTTGTTTTATTCATTCCATACATAGTTTACCCACTTGCAAAAACATTTGTGCTGCCTTCAGCTACACTTGAACCACAATCTATCAGGTCGTCTATACGTCCTATGGCTTTACCATTTACATTTACTGTTGATGACCCTGCGGCCAGTACCCCGCCATGTGGCGCACATGTGGGGCAGCCGTGAGAATCCCACGCATCATTAAGGCGATGTACAGCAATACCATTTACAAACACGTCAGGGCTTGCACTTACTGAAGGACGCGCAGGAAAGCAGCCGTGACCTGTACACAGATCACCTAATCGTGTAATTCCTGGCATGATTTTTTACTTTATTTAAATAAAACTAGTTAAGTGCTTTGTAGCAAAAGTCTTTTGACCATTTGCCAAAGTCTTTGCAAAACTCTGTTATAAAAGGCCATGCATTAGTATTAGAGGTGCGTTTAACATTCTTACTCATGTTTAACAATGACCCTGCTATGTCCAATTGCGATTCTTTCATATTTTTTATAGTGCTAATATCATAATCAACTGTTACTACCCAAAGGAAATCGTCATTATCACCAGCAGCCTTACCCCTAATTGAATACTCTACAGATTCTTTTGCCATATTTTCAATTTCATCTTGCATTTCCATTTGGGTTTTAAAAATAATTCTTTCTGCATCTGTTAAAAGCGTTGAATCAATATAATTTGAAATATTAATCTCAACAGTCATTTTTTTTGTTTGTTCTGTATCACGATACAAACCAATATACCCGACTTCAGACGATAAGTTTTGAATCCTTCTGATAAAATCTGCTTTCTCTTCACCTAACTTTGTTACGTTGGCCTCATATTGCTTTGCAACAAATTCTGAATCACCACCGCTAAACATCCAAAAAATTACCCCAAAGAATACGATTAAATATATCCAATGCTTAGGTTCTAACTTTTCTTGTTCCGTTTGTTCAGGTTTTTTGTCTTCTGCCATATATTGCCTATGTTGTTATTTTTAAGACATAAATGCCCTTTTTAAAATTTGTATTACAACATAGCACCCTATTCAGATTTTTAATTTAAGTCAATGCGATCTCCTGTGAGTTTGATTTCTGAACCTGTAATAAGTATAGATGACTCGCCATTTTTTAATTCAATTTGTGCATCTACCATTGTTATATTTGATGCACCGATAACCAATTCAATGCGGCCAGCACTATTTACATTAGCTGTTAATACATGATTTTCTCTATCATATTGCGTAACTGTGCCATCTTTATAAATGGTTTTATGAATCTCTGGACTATCAGCAGGTGCAGAATGTGCTTGCCGATAAATAGACGGTAATATAACCGCCTGGTTTATTTCTCCTGAAGGAGCAAGAACAATTACCTGTTCGCCAATTTCAGGACACCACCAGGTATTATCAAAACTAGCTCTTCGGGCAAGCCAAGGTAGCCATTCCGTAGTAATATCACCAATTTGCACCCGTAATTTAGCATTTGGGTAATCGGCCTCAACAACTTTTCCTATTTGAATCAAATTGCTAATACGCCTGTCCAAATCCATCAATGTATAATGGTCTTCCATCATGCGGGTAACTCACCATCCAATATTGTATAATCTTGTTCAAATTCTTCACCGACTCTTGGCACATAACCAATAAATATAGTTTCAGGTCTAACACCTTCACCATCCCACACAGAATCACCAATATCAAATTGCTGCTCCCATTCAACAAGCCAGACATCATAAGCATCAAGCTCAGGGCTGAACTGGTCAGGGCCTATTGAAACAACTCTTGATAATCGGGTTTTCATGCCAAAATTCTTGTTATGAACAACCCTGGCAACCTCAATAGCTAGTTCCCGAACTCGTATCTGTCCATTATCGGCAGCATTTACAATAACTCTAGCTTCAAACCGTCCGGTTAACGCTAATTGTTCAGTTGCAGGATCATCACCAAAATCTAAAGATGCTAAATCAACAAAAACAGCAGGAACAGCTATTGCCGTTTGCAGTTTTGGATAAGAACCAGATGTAGCAATGCTGGCAATATTGCTGGTTATCTCAAGCAATATTGCATTATGTAAATCTTCAATAAAGCTCATGATTTCTGTACCAAAAACTTAAGTTCCCGTTCAAACAACACTTCAAAACGCTGCATAACACCATTATCCAGAAATCTTTCGATAATCTCAGAACCTTCAGGCTCTAAAGGTACGGTTAATTCACGAATAGGAAGGCGTGTTTTACGTTTCCTTCTGTAAATTCCTGTATGACCACCCGGCATTGTAGCCACGAACGCGCCTGGAAACTCATAATGCTTAACCTTAGCGCCTTTTTTTGTTTGCCTTGGTTTGCCAACTTTAGTAGCAGTTACTCCACCAAGCCTGGCAAGCACCTGTGATCTAAGTTGTCTACGGCTGGCTTTTAACACCCGCAAACGCTCACGCACTATTTTTTGAGTAATACGCCGATTTTTACTAATTTCACGAGTAGCCTGGGTGCGAAGCCAAAGAGCAGTTTTGTTCAGTGACCGCATGGAAGCTACGACCACCTGCTTTTCAGTACCTCTTAAATCAGCAATAATATTGCCAATATTTTTTGCACCTTCTACATCAATTGCAAATAACCTGCTCATGCCATTACTAATCCTTCAATATCCCAGCTCTGTCTATCAAGATCACGAAGTGGCAAGCCTATAATCTGATATGATGTTCCATCAATTTTTATGATATCACCCTCTGTAGGTTCGGCCACTTCTGCAATTAAAACTTCGAACCTGGCACGCTCACCAACCATATCAACATCGCCAGTTTCGTATTCCACATCTGATGCAAATTTTAAAACCCTGATATTAACAGGTTGTGAACCTGATTTTATATAAACTGCATTAACCCCTAAATGGTTAAAGCAATCATTCATCATAGTGCCAAGTAATTCTCTACTCATAGATTTTAAGTATTTGTAAGTTTTACAAGTACCGCAGGGCGATGACACATTGGAAGAGGATTTGATTGTGTATGAATATCTGTACCTCTTTCAAATTTACGTGATTCCTGTTTAGCGTAAATTGGCCTACCAAGTGTATTCACAGTTTCGTTAAAGTCAGCAGGAGCAAAATAAGTCCTGAAGGTTTCTTGTGTTCCCATTGGGAAAGCATGGCCTTCGTTTGCTGCAATGAAACGCCTGATAGTACCATCGGCATCACTGGCCTCACCGATATATTCTTTGAATATCAAGCCACCAAATGGGAAACCGTCACGCATGTCATCACGTAACGCCTGACCTTCACGCCATCTTTCATAGGCTTCTTTAACCTTGTCGTGGCTAGTTAAAGCATCAAAGAACTCAGGACTAACAAGAACACTAACGCTTGCCATTACTTCACCAAGCAAATTCTTTTCAATATGACGTTTTACTTCCAAACATTTATTTTTAACGTTGGTTGCTGCATTACCTAAAGCAAAATTGACAGATTTTGGTGTAATTTCAAATTCATCAAATAGGTTCAGCAATTCTGAGCCATCTGCGTCTAAAATTATGCCTTTCAATGCGCCAATGCGTAAATGCTCTAAGGTAATGGCATGTTTGTTACGCATTGCCTGTAGATGTTCATTAATTACATCAGATAGTGCTTCTAGTTGGTTTTCCTGACCAAAAGCACGGATTCCTTGTACTTCTTCAGGCAACACAACATCATCATGTGGGATATGTGGAACACTAAAACTACGCAGTTTTCTTTTGCCATGCTTTCCAACAGTTCCAGGGCTGCCAACTGCTTGGGTAGGTAGCAAATTCAAAACACCGTTATTTTCTCAACGGCAATCTGTC